TAAAGACAAAAAATAACCAATCGTTATAATTATAAAAAATAGTAAAGATAACAATGATATATCCATATAGATAATTGGTATAATTTTTTTTTGTTTTTTAAAGGTATTTAATATGAGTTTTTATGATGAACATTCTAAACCTATGTTGACCGAGCCAGGTGTAAAATACTTTTTGAATGCTACGTTAAAACAATGTCATACTTTCAAAGAAAGTCATCATAATATGCTGTTTAATATAAGTATGTTAATCGTATTCCTTTTGATTTTAGGAGTTTTACTTTTATACAAGTATAAGGGACGATTATCTAGAGAGGAAATGCGGGAGAAGGAAGAAGAGAAAAAGCGGTATATATTGACTAAAATACGAAATTTTAAGCAGGCCAAGTTGCGTGCCCAACAGGAACTAATTACTGGACTACCGCATTGGGAGAGTGAATTGGAGGAAGTAAATAAGACTATTATAGGCCAAATAAATCGTAATATTTAGGTTATAAATTTATAATTTTATATTTATATATTTATAAATTATAATGACTGAAAAAATAAGTGTTGAAGATGCTACTAATGAATATTACCGGCTTAAAAATTTATACGAAACGTCTTATTATGAAAAATACATTAAACCAATTATTAAGGCTGAGAAAAAGAGTAAACGTGAAAAACGTGTAGAATATTCTAAATTGCCTAAAGCGGAGTGTGTGAATTGTAAACGAAATGTAGGAACCACATTTTCAATTATTGGAAAAATATCAGAACGCGTCTTTACAGTTAAATGTGGAGACATAACTGCTCCGTGTCCTTTAAATATCAATATAGTAAGTGCTAAATATAATACATTTTCTGATGAAATTGCCAAATATGAAGGGGATATTAACAAGTTGAAAACAGATATTATAAAGGAGAAATACAATATTATGTTTGGATACACACCTGAAGAAAATGGAATAGATAATTTTACTAGTATGTCTACTGAATTGAAAGACACGTCAATGTTGACGGGATATGTTATTGAAAAAAATATATTAGTTAATAATAACCCTGAAAAGGAGGAATTGTTGCGAAAATCTGTAACCATTTTTGGTAATGATTACTTGACTCAGTTTAAACAAATGGTACAACAATTCAATCAGGATGGTAATGAAGCAATTATGACCGAAGCCGCTAAGTTTTACAATGACGAGATGGTGCCGCGTTTAAAAGAGATTCAAGGATTAAAATATGACGAATGTTTTCTTGAGTATGATCAAGACAGTTTAGAATATAAATTATACCAAATAAAAAACAGTTTATCAAATTTAGAAACGAGCGACAGTTCTGAGGCCAAAGTAGTTTCTTTTGTTACCGGGTTAAAAGAAACTGGAACCAAGGCGATGGCTGAAGACAAGACTCAGACAAAGAAAAAGATGAAGAAGTTGGAGTTCATTATTGAAGGAGAAGATGAAATTGTTTTATCAGATACACCATTGTATGCGCCTAATTCACCTGAATACAACCCTGAATCACCGCCGCAAACAAATAATAATTTTACAATTAACGGCGAAGAAGTTACTTGGACTGATCCTGACCCGGATTATGCTTCAATATGGAGAGCCTTGTCTCCAAAATACAAGGCAATCTTGGTTCAAGACCCTGCTTGGATGAGAAAAACAATGGATGAATTTGTAGCAATTAGACAAACCCCTGGAAATGTGCCTAGAGACTTTGTAATACCAGATGATATTTTGTTACCGCCAAAGGTGTCAGAAGAAGGCAAAGAATTGGATTTTGGTAACCCAGTATTAAATGATTTGGTTGCGCGTTTGGCTATAGAGCAGAGAAATATAGTAATTGATGCTTTGCCAAAGAAAGAGACTAGTAATGAAGAGGATTTTAAGCCAATGTTTGGCATATTAAAACATATGTTGAAGAAAGTTGTTGATTTTAGATCTTAATTACAAGGTTAATCATTCAACTTAATTTATTTTCTTATTTAAAAATATTTATATAATATAAATGCTAACAAAATATATAAATATTCCACTTTTTATAATCACTTTTGCCATAGGATTATTTTTTGTGTATGTTTTAGGACCCGAAACAAAGACAATTTATATATATCCATCACCGTCAAATTATACAAAAACACAATATAAAGATAATACAGACCAGTGTTTCAAATTTGTGCCAACGGAAACAAAATGTCCGTTGAATCCATTTAAAATACATACAGTGCCTGTCCAAAGTTAACGACTGTCCAAAGTTAACGACTGTCCAAAGTTAACGGTTAAGTTAAGACTTTCAACTTAATAAACTCAGATAAAAATAACTGTTAAAAAAATTATAAATATATAATATAAATAAATTATGTATTTATCCAAATTTGTTAATAGTGTAACAGGACGAAATCTAATGTCAATTATATTAGGTTTAGGACTGGCTACTTTTTTTAGACAAATGTGTAGTGGGAAAAATTGTATAATAACAAAAGCGCCCCCTCTTGAAGAAATTGATGATAAAATTTACAAGTTTGACGGAAAATGCTACAAATTAGAGAAGAACGCAGAAAAATGTAATAATAAAAAGAAGGTTGTTAGTTTTGCGTAATTATTAGTTTACAGCAATCTTTAGATAATATATTATGTCCTCATTAAACACAACTAGTATCAATGATTTACCCACAGATCCTACTGGCGGTGGTAGTATAGGCGGAAATATATCTTTAGTAGCAAACGAAACATCCAGTTATAAAAATCAGGTAATCCCTCAACAGCAACAGCAACAGCAACAGCAACAGCAACAGCAAATGTCTCAAAGTATGTCTCTTGATCAATCCACAATTAGCCAGATCGTAAATGGACTACAACAAGCCAGCATTGCTGGCGCAACCTCGCTTCCAAGCAGAGATATTCCGCAAAATACTCAACAACTAACACACGACCCAGAAATTAAAGCAAATTATGTACCGCAAGCATCACCTGATCATACAGATTATATTAAAGATGAGCCAGCTGAATATGATTATCCAGAGGAACGTGTTAAAAATACATTGGATAGAATTTATGATGATATTCAGGCACCGTTATTGCTAGCAATATTATATTTTGTGTTTCAGCTGCCAATAATGCGTAAATTAATATTTAAATATATACCATTTTTGTGTAGCAATGACGGAAATTATAACTTGAATGGTCTCATATTTACCAGTTGTATGTTCGGCTTCATCTATTTCTCATTGACCAAGTCAATGGCACAATTTAACAAATTTTAATTTTAATATAATATAATATAATCTAATCATAATATAAATGTCAATATTTAAAGACATTTCATTATATCAAGCAGATTTATTGAAGTCTGTTGCTATATTTTATTTATTAATTTTGGGCAATTTTATTACAGGTTTATTTACGTGTAATCAGAAGAATTTTGTACAAAACAATAAAATGGTACAAACAATTATTGCGTTTGGATTATTCTATTTTCTAGTGACTCTTGTTTCTAATACAGGTAATCTAGAAGTGATTCCACCAATTCAAAAATTGTTATACACATTTGCTTATTTTTTCATATTTTTATTATCAATACGTTTGGATTTTAGAGTAATGGTAGCAATTATATGTCTGGTAGTTTTGGTATATTTTATTGAACTGAACAAGGAATATTATTTGGAATTAGGTTCAACTATAACTAACAATGCTGATAAACAAGTTTATGATGATCACGCATATTGGATAACATTGGATTGGCCATTTAAAGTGCGTTTGTTTCCGATAAACCCTGATCAATTTTCAATAATTAATAAATTTGAAAATATATTGTATTATTTTATAATTACATTTATGGTTTTGGGACTCGTTGCTTATCGCGGTGAAATTACAATTGCTCTACACAAGAGGAATGATTTGTCTTGGTTTCAAGTATTTAGTGATACGCATAAATGTAAAATAGCTGAACGATTGCCATTTTTCCATTATGTAAGTGTTGGATTAGGTTTCAGGTCCGCTACAACAAAATAATACAAAAAATTAAATAACTAACATATTACCAAAAACAATTACTTAAATATTATACACGCTATAATATTTATATAAAATTATTATGGAAATCAATACAGAAGCAACAAGAAGCGCTACAAATATGGTATTACTTAATAGTATACAAACTGGTAACCGAATTGTGGATACAATAATTTTAACTATTTTACTTAGCAGTATGAATTATTTCTTTAAATGGCTCAACAACAATGTGTTGGACAATCTAGAAATCAGTAAAATATTAAACTATGAATATATTATTCATTATTTTACCAAGAAAAATGTAGTTGAATACGAGGGTAAAATATCTTGTAATACAAATTACTATGATAACCAAATACACCAAACAACTTCATTTAGCGACTGTTTCAAGGCAATTTGGTTCCATATTATAGAAAATGTTAAGGAAAACAAAACAATCTATTCTATAAAGGAACATATGGTTTCGCAAAATATTTATTCCAAAGACGATACGGGGATTTATATGGTAAATCAAAAGGACAAGTTTCTTATTTCGGAGAAGCTTGATATATATGCATACACATACATTGATAGTGAAACTTCAGGTGATAATGAAAACAAAGGATCTGCGAAAAGAACCATTTCACAAAAGACAGAACGTATTATTATCCAGTTGTATTCTTATAAAAATGAGATTGAAACTATTAAACAATTTGTTGAAGATATAACAAATAAATATGTTTCATCTTTGGAACAAACTCGCAAGGATAAAAAGTTTATATATACACTAACAAATCTCAAGTTTGAAGACAGTCCCTCGGAACGATGGTCTGAGGTTGTTTTTGAAAGTACGCGGTCATTTGATAATTTATTTTTTGATAAGAAAATGATTACAATGGAAAAGATTGATCACTTCTTGAAAAACAAGGACTGGTATTATAGCAAGGGTATCCCATATTCACTTGGTATTGGTATTCACGGGCCGCCTGGTACTGGTAAAACGTCTTTTATTAAAGCACTTGCTACTTATACTGGACGTAATATTATATGTATATCTTTGAAATTAATTAAGACAAAGAAACAACTAGATAACATCTTTTTTGAAGAACGATATAATGATGATAATAAGCGACACAGTGTTACATTTGACAAAAAGATTATTGTGTTTGAGGATATTGATTGTATTGGTGATATTGTGATGGATAGAGAGAAGAAGAAAAATAAGAATAATAAAAATAGAGAAGATTTTAGTCTTGGTATAGGGCGAAAATTGAATTTGGATGAGATGACAATGACTTCCAAAGTCAATATGGGTGATTTACTTGAGACCATTGCTGAAATGGAGGAATCAACAAAAAAGGGGATTATGACAACAACAGTGAGCAAAGCTGTTACAGATGATGATCCGATTACACTGGATGATATATTGAATTTATGGGATGGTATTCGTGAAACACCGGGACGTATTATGATAATATCGTCTAACCATTATAATGATTTGGACCCTGCTCTAAAACGCCCTGGGCGCATTGATATCACATTAGAACTATCTTATGCGAGTAGGCAAGTAATTTACGAAATGTATAAGCACTTGTTTGAAGCAGATATGGACCCAACAGTGTTAGAACAAGTCAATGACAAGTTCTATTCCCCTGCTGAGATAATCAATATTTATATGAATGAGGAACAAGATAAAGAGCGGTTTATAACCAGATTAAAACTCAATGAGCACGTTTAAATCCACCTTTTCCGCTTCGCTTATAAAGGTGGAGCCAAATATTTCAAACAATCACAAATATTTCAAAAAAGTTAGTTTGACTCAACCTTTTAAAAGGTTGAAGAATCCTTTGCGTTTCTTGGTCTTCTTGCTCCTCTTCCTTTTAGATTTGGTCTTTTGGCTACTAGAACCGTAATCTTTCTCTTCCTTTCCTTCCTTTTTATCTTGACTTTTTTGTTCTTTTGTATCAGTCGGTCTATAACGCAAAAACCAAGAATCATATTCAGGTGTCTTCTTTTTATCTTTTAACTCTTTGAATTTCTCAGCCTTCTCAGCCCGCATCTCTTCAATTGTCTCCTGGTGACCCATACAGTTAATTGAAAATCGCCGCAACACGCCCTTTTGTGCCAACCGGTTCTTTGCCTGTACTTCAAACAAATACTTAGACATACACAAAATACGATCCTTATCATAATACGGTCTGTCCGCATACAAAAACGCCAAATAAAAACTCAACATAGTGTCAATGGTCGCCACTTTAACATCATAACCATCCTCTTTGACAATATTGTAACTATGGCACGCTAGTGGCTCATAAATAAACGCGACAGTATCACTACCAACTTGGATCTCATAATGCGGCGCAATAATTTCACCCACTGAAGGCCGCTTAATAATCTTGACATTTTTAATATCAATGTCATTCAATCGCTCTTTCACAATTTGAGCAGTAACTAAAGGATCCTCGGACAAAACATCAAAATCGGGAATCTTTTGTAGTTTTCGCTGTAACTGCTTAGGCATATATTTGGCATAAATAGAAATAGCATAGCCGCCAAAAAATACCACACCTTGATCTACTAAAGTCTTCTGAACATTTTCGTAAATCTCATCTGCTTTCTTATCATCGGCCATTTTGCGCTGGAAATCAATGTGTGCGCATTGACTAGCGGTTAAGGGATAATGTTTATTAAGCAGTGTTAAGCGCTTCATCACTTTTTCCCAGCGAGACACATCACCGGCAGGACGCGATAGTTCTAAATACATTCCCATCCGAAGCAAGTTGGGTGGCGCATATAAGATTCCGGATATTTTGATGGCCTCCTTCTTAATAGAGTTGAATAATTCCTTGGGCAACATAGTAATATCAGCAACCGGAATGAAATTAACAAATACCTTAAATGTGCCGTAATGCTGACCCGATTTAGCCTCAACCTCAAAAAAACCTTCTTTTACATAAATATCAGCAAGTTCCTTTGCGTCATTGAGTGCGTTAAAACTGTAAAAATCGTAATCAGGAATTTCAATGTCTTTGTTATAGAATTGATCTTGTTTTGGTAATATATTATTGATCGCAGTGCCACCATAACAAATGGCTTTTTTCTTCCGTAAAAAGGCTTCAACAATGTTAATTATTCTTTTAATATCAGGTGAATTAGCTTCTTTTCGGCCTTGACGTTCCTCGGCTTTATCCACTGCGGAACGAAGAATTGCTAATTCACACTCTTCAAAACTCATAGTTGAATCACAAATGTTTTTTTTCATAATAATATTATAATATATACAGTTAAAATATTATTTTTAGAATTGTCTCTAAGAAGTCTAAACATCCAATTTATAAAACGATCCCTCCACAGTTCTTGTTTCATATGAATATGTTGGATTTTGTGGTACTGGGTCGTCAATAACAGTTACAATAGGTCTTAGCTTTAATGGTTTTAATGCGAAGGCGTGTCCATCTTCGTTAAAAAACATATCATTTTCTTCTACATTTGCGTCAACCGTTTGATAACGCATAGCGAGCATTTGAACGCCTAATGAACGCATAACAGCAGCGCTTGGATTATTCGGATTGGCGCCTTTATTCGGTATTCCAATTGTCATTGCTCGTCTATTTTGATTAATTAAATCATCAGGTGTTTGTGTATATTCAATATCACTGTACCTTAATAATTGCATAAATGTAGAATTACTTGTCATATTTACAAACTCGTAAAATTCACCACAATCTTCTTCACAGTCATCACATAAACAAGTCGTATTACTTCTATCCACAATAATAACAATTTTGCCCATCATTTTAGAAATATTTACATCGCCAAAATTTCGTATACGTCCCTGGTCGTCTTTATATTCATAACTATAATCAGGACCCATTAGACGGTTGCCAATGCTTTGTAACATCTGTGAAAAATTCTTATACATTGCTTTGTTTTCACTCTTTATTCTCAAATGGAAAATAATAGGGTCATTCGGATTTGGACTATTATCAGTAAAAGCATTATTAACCACTGTATTTATTACATCACTAAACTTAATATAGTTGAATGTCTCTTTGACACAATAATTGTCTACAGTGGACGTGGCGACAACTGGTTCATCATTAATTGAGTAAATTTCAAAGTCTAAACCTCTTACACCTTGCTTCAATAGATCTTGTAATGAGCATAATGAAACATAATCATTTCTATAATTGCCGCCGCTACAACAGTTATATGCGGTTTTAATGTAATAATAACACAAGGGTTGTAACTCTTCTCTTCCGCTACTAGATCCATTTGAAAAACTTAATGACGTTATTGCTGTGTTCTTTTCACCGTATACAGTGTCCATTATATTACAATTACGTTGAGCCTTACCATTTATCATCTTTGTAAATATTACAATACCGATTACTGCGCCGATAATACCGCCAGCAGCCAGTCCTGATGCTCCCATAACCGCTTGACCAATTATACTAAGCATTATTGTTAGTATTAATATCATAAAAATACCACCAACCGTGCCAGTGCCATTAAAATAGAAATAATATAAGAATGCCATTATAATAGTTAAAAATGTTAAGAATGTCAACAATGTAATTGCTGTGTTTTCTTGCATTTCTAATAAATCATTAATACCTTTTTTAACAACGTCACCTGCTTTATTTAGTCCTCCTGACAAATTTGGTTGTTGTTGTGGTTGTTGTGCCATTATCTGTATTATATTAATTGTATAAAATAATAATAAAATTCATTGTTAAATTAATATTAATATTATGCTAGTTATAATTAGTTAAAAAAATAATATGTTAGTATTATAATTACAATTAAATGCCAGGAGGACTTATGAATCTTGTATCTGTTGGACAACAAAATATAGTTTTAAACGGTAATCCTTCTAAAACGTTTTTCAAATCAACTTATGCTCACTACACTAATTTTGGTCTACAAAAGTTTCGTGTTGATTTTGAAGGTTCTAAAACATTACGACTATCTGAGCAATCTACATTCACATTCAAAATACCTAGATATGCTGATTTACTAATGGACTGCTATTTGTCGGTTGCTTTACCGAGCATTTGGAGTCCAATTATGCCGCCACAACAGGATGCTACAACTCAGGAATGGGCTCCTTATGAATTCAAATGGATTGAAAATTTAGGAGCAAAAATGATTTCAAAAATCAGTATCACTTGCGGTAATTATACACTCCAGGAATATTCCGGTGATTACTTACTGTCAGCTGTTCAGCGTGATTTTTCAACCGATAAGAAAGAATTGTTTGACGTAATGAGTGGCAATACAACGGAAATAAATGATCCCGCGAATGCTGGCTCACGTGTCAACTCGTATCCAAATGCGTTTTACACGGATGCGTTAGCTGGTCCTGAGCCGTCTATTCGTGGCCGCATTTTGTATATTCCCCTAAATGGTTGGTTCGGTCTTAAAAGCCAAATGGCTTTTCCTTTGACATCGCTCCAATATAACGAGTTACATATTATCGTCACAATGAGACCAGTTAATGAGTTATTTCAAATCCGTGATGTGTTTGATTACGCTTATAATTATCCTTATATAGCGCCCAATTTTAATTCGTGGTATATGCAATTCCATCGTTTTATACAACCACCCCCCGACATTGACTTATGTATTGGTTCTTATCTTGATACTAGAACATTATGGAACGCGGATGTGCATTTAAATTGTACATACGGCTTCTTATCCAATGATGAAGAGCGTCTCTTTGCTATGGAAGAGCAGAAATATTTAATAAAACAGGTTCACGAGCAGATATTTTACAATGTGACTGGACCTAATAAGGTGGAACTTGATTCGCTTGGTATGGTGTCTAATTGGATGTTTTATTTTCAGCGCAGTGACGCCAATTTGCGCAATGAGTGGTCTAATTACAGCAATTGGCCCTACAATTATATGCCTCTAGATGTAGTCCAAGCATCAGCGTCAGGTAATTATCTTATTTATCGCTCCGATGGATCTCAACCACCAATTTTGGTGCCTACCTATATAGGACCCGGAGTAAATCCAAATGGCAACCTCACGGGTCTGCTAATTACGTCAAATTATTCACCCGAGAATGATAAGCAAATTTTAGTCGGAATGGGTATTTTGTTAGATGGGTCGTATCGTGAAAATATTCAGCCAGCGGGAGTTTATAACTACATTGAGAAATATACTAGGACGAGTGGTAATGCGCCTCAAGGTCTTTATTGCTACAATTTTAGCATCCATTCCAATAATTCAAATTTACAGCCATCGGGCGCAATAAATATGAATCGGTTTACACAAATAGAGTTGGAATTTACGACAATTATTCCGCCACTGGATCCCTTGGCACAGAGTTTAACCATTTGTGATCCTATAACAAAACAGGTTATTGGTGTCAATAAACCCACTTGGCGTATTTATGATTACAATTTTAATCTAATGCTGTTTGAAGAGCGCATCAATATTGTACACTTTATTGGCGGCAATGTGGGACTAATGTATGCGACCTAATTCCACCTTGTCTTAACTTCGTGAACCTTTTAATCCACCTTTTAAAAGGTGGAGCCAAACATACAATAATGGAACAACAATATTATTATATTATTTTTAACTTAAAGAAACAATATAATATTATTTTTAACTTAAAGAAACAAATGTGTTTTTTATTCAGGAGTTTTGGCTCCACCTTTTAAAAGGTGGACAAGGTGGCATTGGACGGCGTCGGTCCTAGATCATAATACGCCCCTGTAATTGTTGTTGACACTGGGTAAGCTGGAGCCGTTCTATATTGCTGTGGCTCAGCTGAATACTGATACGCCAATTCATCGTCTAGCATTCTCGCCTGCTGATCATAGACCTCTTGCCAAACTGGTACACCGTCGTAAGATATAGGCACTTCGGCATTTGCGTTAATAACGGTTGCTTCTGACCCCATATCTGTCGTTAAAGAAGAATATTGAGGTGTCTGATTGTATGTTAATATACCGGCATCATAATCGGCTTCAGGTCCATCATCAACCTTTTCGGGTGGCTGTTTTAGCATTGATTGGCAACCAAATTGCCAGCAATCGGAATCGGTTGAACATTGACCTTTAGTCTTAGAACATCTAGCATCCGGTCCGCAAAAATTAGAGCAAGATTTGTCAGTGTTAATAGGCAAGTCAATACTATGTGTATATTGGTTGTCGTATGTTTTGACGTCGTATATATTTTGTTCAAAGCCTTCTTTACACCTTTTATCATTTAAACCACCCACTCTGTGGGCGGAAATGAGTAAAGGAAACTGTTGCCATTGAGCATTTTCAATGCGAAATGGCGAAAAAATAGCACTTCTAATTATACTTGTATTTGTATTTGTACTGTTAGTTCCTTTTAAGATAAAGTAATTATTCATTAGATAGCGAAACCAATTGATAATTAACCACGCAAATAAAATACATAATCCAGCTAACAAAATATTGGTTTTGTTTTTATTTAAAAATGTTGTTGACATTATACAATATAAAAATAATTTATATTTAAGGAATGGTATAATAAATTTAATATATATTTATTATAAATAATGTCAACAGATGCGATAGATAATGTACAAAATTCAAATGATCCAACAGAAGACCCAAATTTTAAACAGTTTTTTGCTAATTTTGGCGTAACAACTGGTATTATTATTGGTTTTGTTGTTCTAGGGTCCATTGGACTTTATATGGCTAAAATAGCACAATCAGGAATTTTACCAACAAACCCACTATTTAAACCGTATACGTGTGATGATAATACTGAAAAGGTTACATCTGGGGAGATTGAAATGAATATAGTGCGAGAATTTGGACTAAAAGGTCTTGGTTGGATGATAGGACAATCACCAATAAGCGCATATTCTCAGCAAGCTACTTTTGACGAAAAGGCATTTGAAAAAACGTTCAAGGGTGGTTATATTAAAAGTTTATTTGATGCGACTCAACCTTTGAATAAAAAACTTGATTGGAAGTCTACTAATATTTCTTTGTGGCGTTCTGATGTACTAAATGAGATGGTTTCTTCTAGTTTTAATATTATCCAAACAGTATTCGGATCGGCTAGCTCATTAAACGAATCCGTAGCTATGTTTTTGTTTGGTTTATTTGGAATATCTTGTCTGCCATTTTTAATGCTCTTTAATTTAGGTAACAGTTTTTGGAGACATTTTACCTCCTTGGCTAAAGTAAAATTTTCTTTAACTGAAGGACTAGAATTTTTGGAAATGAAAACACGAGAAAAAAATGGTGAAACTGATTTTGGTCCACCACCTCCAGGATTATTATCAGTGCTTGGAATAGTAAAACAAAAGAAACCAGATGATATAACATTTTGGGAAAAATTTAAATTTGGTTTGAAGTGGATAGTTACAACAATAGGACTAACCTTTTACTTTTTAGTATCTATGATGTTATTTTCACCAGTATTTGTCACATTCTATACATTTTTTAAACCTCTATTAGCAAAATATAGAGTGAAATTGAATGACACTTATTCAGGTGATTCAGGAGCTGGTAAATCGGAATCTAAGGGAGTATTCTCATTTATTCGCGACACATTTGCTTATAAACGAAGTTATATTATATTTTTGTCAATACTTAACTTGTTTACGCAAACAAATACTTATTTAGGCACATATTATTTTATCGCAGTCATTATTGCTGTCATATTCGCAATTGTATATTGTAACATTTTTGTGTCCAAAAAATCTAGTAATGATAATACAATGATTCCTATGAAAAAGGACAGTAATTCAGGTGACAATAATGACGACGAATTAGATAGCGATAATGAAGCTGATGATTGCGTTGATGAAAAGAATCAACTTATGGTAATACAGGACCAAATTAACAAAATTGTTAAGGAAGATAAGACATTGACAGAAAAATGTATTAATACAAACCAAAGAGAAACAATAGAGTTAATTAATCAAGTAATTCAAGTTTGCGAACTAGCTAAAACAAATCTTTCAACTGACAAATCTAAACCTTTAACAAAGAAAGAACTAACAGATAAACCAGATTTTAAGCAATTAGATGATGATGTAAATACTCTTGTAAAACTATATTTCAGTGGCGGTGATCTGGGAAGACCTCTGTTAGTATTAGACGCAAGTGATGAGCTGCAAACACAAATTAAAAAATTAAATGCTCAATTAAAATATTTAAAGAATTATCAAAAAGCACTAGAAAGCGCATATGATAAATGTAAACTGTCTTTAACTACTTTTGCTGATGCTTCGGGAATAAAACCAGTTCCAGAGTTTAACAAATCATTGTCAAATTCTTTTCTTCAATTAATGACTGCTGTTCAGCAAGGAGAGCAAACAATGTATACAATAAGACCTCAAATACTAGACATAATAAATGATTATATTAAACAACAGGAGGAGTCTAATAGTGTTCCTGCTCCTGGCCCTGATCTAAAAGCGGGTCTAACAAAAAATTCTTTGAACCCATTTAAGAAAGAAAAAGCCAATTTGTTGTATATGGAAAAGGTTATGCCATTAGAAAACACAATTAAACAAATAAGCACAAATTTGTTGCCGGGCAAAGATATATTATTGGATTTAATATTACCTCCTCCTAGTGATCCTCAAGTAGATAATTGGATAAAGAAAATACAGTCAGAAATAGCAGAGTATGACAGGGCAATAAAGGCTGAACCTATATTTGAAAGCAGTCGTGTTGTTAAGTTAACTTCTGCTCCTTCATCTAGTTCTAGTTCTAGTTCTAGTGCTGGTTCTAGTTCTAGTTCTAGTTCTAGTTCTAGTTCTAGTTCTAATCCTAATTCTAATTCTAATTCTAATTCTAATTCTAATTCTAATTCTAATTCTAATTCTAATTCTAGTTCTAATTCTAATTCTAATTCTAGTTCTAATTCTAATTCTAGTTCTAATTCTACTCCTCCTTCTACTCCTGGTTCTAGTTCTAGTTCTAATTCTAGTTCTAATTCTAATTCTGTTGTTGGCAAGAGTAATCAAAATAATAACCAATATGCCAAAAGTGGAAATTTTAATAAAGACATGCGGCCGGAAATAGACAATAACTTATTTCTAGGTGGCTCGGGCTCAGATGGTAGCAGAAAACGAACCAAAACAAGAAGAAATCAATCTCCTGAAAAAACAGAATACAAAATAAGATTTGTATAAAAATATAAAGAGGTTTACACCTTTGAAGATTTAAATCCGCACGCCAAAGGCGTGCTATTTATATCATTCAAAGGAAACGTTGCCGATAAATTGTTATTTTGCGATTACAATTTAAATAAAAAATAAGTATATCATTTATTATAGATAAAAATGCCAAAATCTAATAAAAAGAAAAACAAAAATAAAAACAAAACCAAACAAAATATTGTAAAGGGTGAAATAGTATCAGATATTCCATCTAGTAACAAATCCGAATCAAGTGACTCGGATTCTGAATCCGGAACAGGAACAGAATTGCTGCCATTTGTTAGTATATGTACTCCAACATTCAATCGTAGACCATTCATTCCATATTTAAAGAAATGTTTTGACCATCAAACATATCCCAAGGATCGTATAGAATGGATCATTATTGACGATGGTACGGATCCAATTGAAGACTTAGTAAAAGACATTGAGCAAGTCAAATACTTTTATTACGAGGAAAAAATGCTACTAGGCAAGAAACGCAATTTAATGCACAGTAAATGTTCAGGCGACATTATTATTTATATGGACGACGACGATTATTATCCACCAGAACGCATATCGCACGCAGTAGAAACGTTACTTGAAAACCCATCATTCCTAGTTGCTGGTAGTAGTGAAATGCATTTCTATTTTGATTCAAGAAACCAAGTGTATCAATGTGGGCCTTATAAGGATTACCACGCAACAGCGGCAACATTCGCTTTTAAAAAAGAGCTGCTATTAGAGACTAGTTATAATGAGGAAAATGCTTTAGCAGAGGAAAAACACTTTTTGAAAAATTACACTATTCCATTGAAACAACTGGACACATTAAAGTCTATTATGGTCTTTTCACATAAGCATAATTCATTAAACAAGGAGAAAATGTTGGAAAATATGGAATCAACCAAGACAAAGTTGTCGCGTTATACAGTAGATGATTTTATTAAAGACCCTGAATTAAAAAAATTCTATATGATAGATATGAATGACTTGTTAACAAATTACGAGCCAGGGAAACCGGAAAATAAACCCAAATTGCTGGAACAAATTAAAAAAATGGAAGAAGAACGTAATAAACGACTAGAAGATCATAACAAGATGCTTATGGCACAAAGTCGTATTTTTTCAAATCATTCTCAACAACCTCAGCAGCAGCAAATAGACGAATTAAGAAAACATTATGAAAAGCAAATGGATGAAAAGATTTATTTAATTAATGAACTCTTGAAGAAAATAAAGGATCTTAATGCGGAACTGAGTAAATATAAAGACGCTGAAAATAAAGACATATAACCTGTATGAACTTAATATTTCTGAAACAATTTATATTATTAATTTATTAATTCAAATAATATAAAGACAACTACCTTTACTAGTATATAATAGTAAGTAAAATATGCCGTATTACGACAATGACAACAATGACGCCAACTCGTTGAGTACCAATGATAGAATATTGGAGGCGAAGAGACAGTTACAAAGGAATGACAAATATTTCCAACGGGTTACTAGAACTGTCCTTGATAATGAAAAGACAAAAAAAAGAGATGATGGTAAAGAATATTACAAGAAGGTGTATGTTAATCTCTATGGCAGCGGATCAATAGGAACTAAGATCCGTAATGCGGTAACTGGTGAAAAATATGAGTACAAGGTTGGGAGCATTGATCAAGATATGTTTTACTCAGTTGCTCTTTGTAGTGGAGAGAATGGAATGAAGGAATCGTTGGCTCTTTTTTATGACTCACCGGAGCAATATGAGAACCATATGTTCCAAAATCTTGATATTACGGTAAAGAACAATTGGCATAATGATTGTATCAAGTTCAAGAAGGAGATTGGATTGATTGACTAGTCCACCTTTAAGAAAGGTGGAGCCAAACCACTATTTTAGAAAGAAATCCGGTTTAAAAAAAATAATTTATGCTTTAAAGTATAAATTATTGTATAACAAAGTCATAATTGAAATACTTAATTTGAGCAACAAATAAAAATAAACTCATCAACCATTTGAATTGTTTGGCTCTTTGCTTCGCTGAACGCTTTCTTAAAGGTGGAAAGAATTAGTCCGCTTCGTGTTCATCCTCCGACACTACAATATCTTCTGTATCCTCAGCATCTTCTTTGGTATACTTATCTAGATAACGATAAATCCGATTAATGTCCAATTTGGAGATTTCATAATTCTCAAATAATGCCAAGATCTCGCTATCATTCGCAGGATATTTGTTCTTAATATCCAAAAAGAAAGCAAACATATCTTTCTTATCCATCGCTAATTGCTGGCACAAATTCTGAATGAATATAGAATTGTTATATTCAGTAGAGTATTTTGTTAGTACCTTTGTGAAACGAACCTCTGTTGGATTGAACTTCTGTTTGTTCTTCTTCTTTACGTTAATTTGCTGGAATAATTCGTGATATAAACTATTATTCTTGAATGTTTTGACTAAAGAACTCATCTCATTAAATTGCCAAATCTGCTTCTGAAATGTGATACGATCAATATAATCCGCAAAACACATATTATCCAATATCTTTAAATAAAATGGAATGGCTTCATCTTTATCCAATTTGCCAAGCACATCAATAATATTCTCGTGCCATAATAGACCTACTATTGTTCTGTCGGTCTCATTCATAATTGTTAGATGGTCTTCTATCGGATAATGGTTATTAATTAACTTCTTTGTGATCTGTCGTGTATCATCATTATAAGACTTCATTAAGAAAATATTTTGAATAATATTGTTATTAAGTATATCATTTTTGTTTTTATACAGCTCATAAATAGTGGTCATTTTCCTTAAATCGCCCTGAATAAAGTGAATTATGTTAGTTCTCATACTTTCATCAATGGTTGGAATCATTACATTTAAAATGCTATTCATCTGGATCTTAGTTGGCGGCTTTAGTTCAATGACATTACATACTTTCATTAGTTCCTTGATTTTCTTATCAATATGATAATTGCCAATACATATAATTGGGTTCATTGTCATCTCTTCTAGTCGTTGCTTCTTCGTCTTCTTGGGTCTGATGATTTTAATTAGCGAATTTATACCACCCTTGTCACCATTATTCATCCCGTCAATCTCATCCATCACAATTGCGATACGTTTTACCTTCTTGTGAAACAAACTCATAATATTTTTGTCCGACATATTGTGCTTTGTAATTGTGTCAATAATAGACTTGTTGCGAATATCACCAGCATCATATTTGACAACATCGTAATCCAATTCCTTCAGAATATTTGTAACGAATGTTGTTTTACCTGAGCCTGGATCCCCGTAAATATAGATACCTTTTTTGGTGGTTAAGTTGTGTTTGTTAAGTTCAAAGTCCTTTAGAATTGCTTTCATTTTATTGGCATCATCTTCTCTACCTAATAAATTATTAATATCAATAATGTTCATTTTGTTAGTTAATATATATTTTATGATGTTCTTTTTATGTTAGTTTTTACTCAATCCAAGTAATTTATTATTTATTAAGGTATTGTAGGATCAAATTTGTTAGTTTGTTTAGGTAGAAGGAGGCTCTTCATCGCTAGTATCACAAGGGTTCTTTGCTCCATAGGTTATTCCATCCCAAGTTACACTACAATTTTTTGCCCAAGTATATTTAGAACACGTCCCTGTATCTCCATTAAAAGGCGACACATTGAAATTCATCGTATTTTGTTCATTTGTTCCAGGCAAATTACACTTTCCTAAACTCTTTACATTATAGCACTCTTCGCCATTCCCCTTTAAATCCATCCAATAATCAGGACAAGAACCTACAATGGGCGGCCAAACAACTGTAGAACTTGATTTAGACAATGAATAACCTATTACAACTAACAAAATAATTAAACCAATAATAGCAATTGTTAGTATTATACTTTGAAAATTCATTTCCATTATATAAATAATTATATATTTTTTTTATGGATGTATTATAATATGAATAACAAAAAGGATCAACAAAGTAAAAACAATGGACGAATTGACTTATTAAATCCTCCAGACATATCTAATTTATTCGCAATGTATGACAAAATTCCGGCAAACCAATGTGTTACTTTTAGGAACGCGACTTTAGGTCAATTAGAGGAGACACCTTTGTCCCTAGCATACTTTTCAAAAGAAAATATACAAATTCTTCAAAATGGGATACGAGCCGGTGTATATCAAAAATCCAATGGCCAGTATGTAATTGGCCCGCAAGATTGTGATTCCTTAAAGATCATTATGCGTGGTATTTTTCTCCAATATTCTGCTAATTTGCCTTACAAAATCTCTGATCAGATTCGGGAATTAAATAAGATGGTTTTAGAGTTCTCTATTCCTAAGGTGTTTGGTGAGACACAGGGATACATTAAGTATTTAAGTGATGCGAGTACACTAGTTGTCCCATTGGCTTCACCAATTGTGGAGACACAATTTGATAAGAGATCGTATAAGATGCCCAAATGGTTTTAAAGCTTTACTTTTAAAGCTTTACTTTTAAAGCGACTGTTTAAAGCTTTACTTTTAAAGCGACTGTTTAAAGCTTTACTTTTAAAGCGACTGTTTAAAGCTTTACTTTTAAAGCTTTACTTTTAAAGCGACTGTTTAAAGCTTTACTTTTAAAGCGACTGCATAAACAAAAACAATTATATAAATTAATATTTAAAACCAATCTAAATATTAATAATAAAAATGTTGTTTAAAAGTAGAAACATACTAACAAATTGTATAAAAAAACGCGCCTATTGGGCACCAAACGTTAATACTAACACAACCAATTCTAATAATAATTGCGGCTTCATAGACTACGAAAAATACGCGCAAACTGAAAAGCAAATTAGTGATATTCATATGTATAATAAGCATTTGAATAATGCCAACACAGAACAAAAAAAAGACTTAAAATTTATACAAAATAATTTGTCTGAATTAAATGAAACTATACAGGATCAAAAATATTGGCTATTTCATAGTGTAGCATTGTCATATATCGGTCTATTTACTTATATTTTTACAAGTTAATCATACAAAATGTAAAAAAACATTTTTATTTTTTTACATTTTTATTTTATTTAATTTCTAAACAATCTTTCTAATTATTCAACCTAAGCAATTTCTAACTGGATCTTCTTCTTAGGAACAACTACTTTTGCTCCACCAACCTTCTTTGAAACAACCTTCTTAGTTCCTATAACTAGACCATTGATCGCAATATCTCTGTCTGTTCTATAATTGACATATTCTTGTTCCAACGCATTCAGTTCTCTTAACCACAATTGCTGGCAACTCGTTGCCTTAATCTCTGCCAATTCTTTTTGTTTTCTATCATATTCATTAAGTAACTTCTCTACGTTTTCTTCCGACACGGAATCCATTGGCATTCTAACCAAATACTTGTATTCTTCATCAACTACATTATTCTCATTCACAATCTTTTCATAACCCTTTGTCTGAAGCATCTGAATAATTTCGTCCTTCTTCTTCTTACGCAAGTCAACTGTGCCATTTAAAACCTCCTGAATATATTTGGCCTTGTTTGATAAGACAATTAATTCTCTTTCTAAGACATCAATAAGATGAGCCTTTCGCATACCATAATATTCCAGTCTCACATTAAAGAAGTCATCAATAATTTCACTTACCGAACCATACTTCTTCAACTTGTCTTCTGAATTAAACAGATTCATATTAGTTGTACTGCTTGTACTATACAACTTCAACAACTTCTCTAGACCATTACATCCGTGATCACCAGCTGCTGATTCAAGTTCATCTAATTGACCCTTGCTGAAAGTAATCACAAAATCCACATTTGTATCCTTACTATTATCATCATATTCTTTGACATATGGCGCTAGTTTCTTTACCTTATCACCAGCCTTATCATCCTTTTTAGATAATTTTACTTCTCTGTCTTCCTCTAGTTTCTCCAACAGCTCTTTGAAATCCTCTGTCCAGAATCCAATTGGCAATTCTGTCACACGAATTTTGTCTTGGCCTAACTTCTCATACTTGCCCTTGAACAAGAATTTAGTATCACTGATATTTGATATTGTGCCATTGAAGCCTTCATAATATGGTACAAATTCAATAAGAGTAATTTTTGTATCTTGTAACAAGTTCTTAATATACGCAATAATATCCCTTGGATTGTAGCACATAATTTCAGTACTGAAACCAGTTCCAATTCCCTTAGATCCGTTAACAAGAACCATCGGAATAATTGGCACATAAAATTGCGGTTCAACTGGAGTGCCATCATCTGTCAAATATTTCAACACGTGATCATCTTGCTCTATAAAGATACGACGAGTAATTCTTTCTTGACGAGTAAATATATATCTGGGAGACGACGCGTCTTTACCACCCTTAATGCGCGACCCAAACTGACCCGCTGGAACAAGCAAATTTATATTATTTGAACCCACAAAATTCTGAGCCATTCCTACAATCGCCTGATTCAACGAGTCCTCACCGTGATGATAACACGAGTTCATCGCAACATATCCTGAAAACTGTGCTACCTTAATCTCAGATGATTCACGTCGTTTGAACTCGCAAAACAAGATCTTTCGCAAACTGGTTTTCAGTCCATCCATTAGATTTGGTATGCTACGGTCACAATCATACTTAGAGAAATGAATGAATTCTTTATGAATGAACTCCTCATATGTAATCATTGGCTTGCTCGTGTCTACATAACTCTCTCTGTCGTAAACAGTTTCCAACCATTCTTTACGATCATCTGATCGCTTCTTATTAAATACCAAGTCAATCGCATTGTCACTTAGAGCAGTGTGCTCAAATCCGACAAACTTCTTCTCTTCAAAATACTCTACAAACTCGGCCTTTGTAGAAGTACCTAAACCCTTGTAATATTTAATATTCCAGCCCCTAGTGTCAATAGCTGTGTTATTTTTCCAAGCATTGTATTCACCGTCATTATAGAATCGCAACTCTTGTTGTCCTTTCTTTGCCTTCAAAATAGGTGTGTTCATAAAACCGATAAATCCAGGAATATGAACTAAACTTAACCATTCATTTTGAAACAGATTAATACATAGTCCTTTGATGTGAGATCCATCTAGATCCTGGTCAGTCATAAATACAACCTTACTATATCTGAGTGATTTATTCACGTCTTCAATAGATGTATATGTTTTACCAGTTTCCAGACCCAATATCTTCTTGATCTCTGTAATTTCCTTATTCTCATTGAGATCCTTAATATTTCCACCTCTAGTATTCATCACTTTGCCCTTCAAAGGATAAACACCGAATGTATTTCTGTCTTCTGGTGACAGGCCCGAAATAACTCCAGTTTTGGCCGAATCTCCCTCGCAAAATATAAGAACACAATCTTTGGATTTTTCAGTGCCTGCCCAGTTCGCATCAGTGAGCTTAGGAATTCCTTTGATAGATCTGGATTTGATTCCATCTGTTTTTTTAGCTGCTTTGTTTTCCTTAACTTCCGTCAATTGAACTGCCGCTTCCATTACACCCATCTTTGCGATCTTCTCAATGAACTTGTCGCTGACGTCACACTTGGAACCGAATTTAGATGATGGCGTATTCATAAAATCTTTCGTCTGACTGTCAAACGCAGGATTCTCAATGTCGCATCTTATAAACAGAATTAGCTGCTCTTTGATTGAGTTTTGATTGACCTTGACTTTCTTCTTCGTCTCAATATAGTCACACAACTTTCTGGTTATTTGACCTAGAATATATTCCACGTGTTTACCACCTTTAGCAGTATGAATACCATTTACAAACGACACTTGAATAAATTCATTGCTAGGTGTAAGTGCGACAGCATATTCCCATCGTCCTCCAGGTCCACTATCTTCATATGCTCTCGGTGACTCTGATTTGTCACCAATATACAAGTCAATATATTGTTGGAAATTCTTCACTGGAATAAGCTCAGAATTATACTTGACTTTTATGGTCTTGTCAGTTACAGCTGAAATATCATAAACACGCTTCTTTAGCAACGCAATCAAATCAGGTGATAATCCATCAATTCCAAGTCGCTTATAATCGGGCTTAAAAGTGATTTTTGTATATGGCTTGTTCTTACATTTAGTAATAGTTGGCTTACAAATCTCATCCAAATTATTCTTGAATTCTTGGACATACTTTAGGCCGCGAACATGATCAACTGTTTCAATTTGTCCATATGTAGACCAGATAAGAACCAATTTGAAACCAAATCCATTCTTACCACCAACAATCTTCTTCTCATCTTTGTTGTAATTTGTTGAAGTTCTGAGATGTCCAAAAATGAGCTCAGGAATGTAAACCTTGTATTCAGGATGTTCCGCTATGTCAATGCCGTTTCCGTCATTAATCATAACAATCGTGCCATCTTCTTGAATGGCAATGTCAATATAAGACACGGGAATACAATTTGGTTGTCCAGCTTTAATCGCAGTTTCCATACGAATTACGTGATCACGACAATTTACAACACCTTCATCAAACAACTTGAACAAACCTGGAATATAAGTCATATTTCTTTCAACTATTTTGGTTTCTATTTCATTTGTACTTAAAATCCACAAGTCCGCTTCAACTTTTTCAACGGAACCAATATATGTATCCGGATTATCTAGGATATGTTGCTTGTCAGTTTTTTGCTGGTATTTATTAGCGAGCTCTACGCTTTCACTTGTATTATTATTATTCTTCAAAGTTTTACTCATCTTGTATATTCTATTATAAACTCCAATTTATTGTTTAAATTATTTTCAATTTTATTTTTTAAACCTTTAAACATTCTAAACACCAACCTAAAGGTTGGTATCTTTGAATGTATTTAGGTAACTGTCACTTTGTGACAAATAAAATACATTTATATCCGTAAAATCACCTTTGGTGATTTCATGTTATATAATTAAAATTTTAAATGTACAAAGTTTTAAACAATAATTAATGTTCAGATTTATTAATATCTAATATCTATAATTAATAAATGCCAAGAGTTCAATTTATACCAGGTAGACGAGGTAATTTAAAAACATTAATTAATAATTTTCAATTATGTCGTCAAAATGACGCACAAAAACAATCACAAATACAAATAGATTCGCCATTAAATTTTAATTTTAATTCATCCTGTGTTTTATATGAGAGTTGTCAATGTCTTCAAGAAAATTGGCAACGTATTAAATCGGGATATAATGATCCAACCCAAACACAATCAAAACGCATTACACAAGTAATTACAGGAACTTTAGGAGGAAAAACAACATTTGGTAATTTTGGCTTGCCATCAAATGTTACTTATTTGGGCGGCTTTGAAGGGCAACCCGGCGGCAGTCCTAGGCCACTTAGAAACAAATTTTAAATTTGGTTTATTTTATTTTGTTTTTATTTTTTATGTTTATTTCAATTATTATTTTGTTTATGCGTTTCTAAAATAATATTTACCATTTAGAAATATTATTTTTTCTTCTTATAAATTATAATGAGTGGAACTAAAATGACCGTTGGATCACGTGCCCAAGTTTGGCACGGAACTGCTAAGCATACATCTGGTGGACTTACCAAGGCTCAGTTAATGATGAATAAGTCGGGTCGCCTTGTGTCTCGTAAGAAGCACGCATCAGCCAAGAGAGATAACCGCCTTGTTAAGGCAGGATACAAGACAAAGAAGGGACACTTTGGTTTTGTCAAGGTTGGATCTAGAAAGAGGGGTCGCAAGGGAATGAAGGGTGGCTCGGGAATGGCGCCTCTTTCTAACCAAGCTTGGCAGCAAATTGGAGCCGCAAATAACCCTGAAAATCGCGCTTTAATGTCTGGTGGTGGTATCTATGGTTCTGACTCTATTGGTGCTCCTTATAATGGTAAGGGTACCGGTATGAATGATTCCGTTGACGTTCAGTTGACTGCTGGTATGGCTGGCGGCAAAAAAAAAAAAATGAGAGGTGGTACCGGTATGGCTCTGGACCAAATGTATCCAGGTAGTACTACACAAGCTGCGTTAAATGCCTCATCAGGTGGAAGACGCAGAAGGAGACGCAATAGCAGTATGTATGGTGGCACTGGTCACACAGCTTACAACCCAGGCTCTGTTGTAAATGCTGCTTTAGCCGCATCTTCTTAAATTATTCATCATTTAGCCACTGTGAACTAACAAATTTATCAAATTGAATATATTGGTGTAGTTCGTGAATCAAAAATTTCTCAAAGAATTGTTTGCTTACAATTGGCGACACTTGTTTGTCTACAACTTGTTTAGCAATATAATAAGACTTATAACTCTTGTAGAGCTCATCAAATGATATTAACTCCTTGTTACTATGATTTATAACGCTAGTATTGCTATTATTTATAACGCTAGTTGTACCAATTTTCTGCGTCGCCTTAAACGTGTCCAAGTGTGTTCTGATATTCTCGTGTTTAATCCACAAATTACACCGAATATTCGTAATATATTTATTCTCAATCACCTCCACTTGCGGCGAATAATAATGATTGATCATCTTGATAATATCCTTATCCGAAATGGCCACATTTTTAAACTCAGATGATTTGTATAATGTTAGAATCTCTTCAATTTCATATTCATCATCAAAACTAACATTTGTATCCAAAATGGTAATATGTTTGTCCCAAAATGTCAAAAAACTGCTAACTGATGGCAAGTATTTACTGGTTACATTTAGGAATACTAGATCGCTATTACCTGCTTCTGTATTATTAATTACATTATGAACCAATTTTCCCTTTAGCAACTCTTTGAGACCATTTGTGTAAATCATATTCGGAATATTTACAGAAAACAAGTATTGTTTCCAAATGTAATGCATATTCTTCCAAGACAATGAATTTACTGTACTTGTATTTACTGTAATAGAAACATCAAGACAATGTTTGATAAAATCATTAGCTATCTTATCAATGTTATTATTCACAAAGAACAGCGAATAATATTTGTTAGTTTCATCCGATTCATTTTGTAAAAAGTTATCAGAATTTGTATATCTATCCGAATAATGCGCAGACACACAAAGCAAATCAATACCTATTTTATTCAACATATCTTTAATCAAATCAGTTGATATTCCAGTATCATTTGCGCTTGTCTTAATAAGACGATAACAAGATAAATTATGCGTGTCGTGATATTTGGAAATGAAATTGCTCATTATTGAGTTGCCAGTTGTGATATACGCAATGGAATCAATAAGCAATACTAATTTCTTGGTATTCGCATTAATAAAATACTGTAACGGATTATCTCCACAATTCTTCTTCAAAATACAATCACCAATAATTGTCAAGAAGTACTTAGCCTCCGATTTGGTATCAAAAATAGTCTGTAAAAATCCCAATACATTTTGAATTGTATATGTCTCAGGAACAGACTTAAATAATGTACGATCCTTGATTTGCTTAATAATATTTTGCTTCGTCTTGTGCTTCCACGCCATCAACTTACTTTCATCAGTAATGGTTGAAAGTAAATGGTGGTGTATATCGTCTTCCTTGATAATCTTGTATGTTTTTCCATCATATTCATAGTAAATAGTATTGTAAGGCATATAGAAATACTGGTGCTTCATAAGAAACACCTTGTAGAAGTTATCCTGCTCCATTGTCAGTTCATTTATTCTTAAAACGCGCTCATCGTATTTCCTATTCTCGGCGTCTAATAAGTTTGGCAAATTTGCAATATATATTTGTAAACGATTTAACATATATTGGTTGTCTTTGTATTTTTCATATAGATCCAAAATAATATTCTCGGGCGGTTTCCAAATTTCTGTTGAATTTTCTACTTGTAATTCCATTTTGTTGTTATTACTATTACTATAGGGTGTTGTTTTTAAATAGTAATAATATATGTTTATTTTTATTTTACACCTTTTCGCATCGAAGATGCGCAAAGTAACGGTTCCAATCCAGTCATTTCTGCCCCTGAAAGGGGCATATTGAATGAGAAATGGTGTAGAATAAGACTATAATACTTTAGCTGTTATTCTAAGAAATAAAATTTGTATTATTTAATAAATTTTAAATATAACTATTTAAAGATTTGCGTTCAAAATTACCTATATTATAGAAAATGGCACAACCTAATAAAAGTACAAATGATGGAAATGTTTTGACAATTAAAACAGTCCAGATCGCGCCCTTTAGAACATTAATGACCGCATTGAAAGACATCCTTTTAGAGACAAATATTTCCTTCCAACCCGACGGAATTCGTATTATTAATATGGACAAGTCGCACACTATTTTAGCACATTTGTATTTAGCCGCGCAGAATTTTGAATCTTATGAGTGTAAGAAAGAGAAGATCATTATCGGCGTCAATATGTTTCACCTTTTTAAGCTGATTAACTCCATTGACAACGATGATACGTTAACCATTTATATTGAAAATGCCGACTATTATGACGGAATTGTATCGCACTTGGCCTTGAAATTTGAGAACGGAGATATTAAGCAATGTAAGACGCAGAAATTGAAGCTGATTGAGCCCGATCAAGAAGAGCTACAGTATCCCGATGTGAAATTCTCGTCAATCATTAACTTGCCTTCTGCTGACTTCCAGAAGATCATTCGTGATTTGTCCTGTATTTCCGACAAGTTGGAGATCAAGTCGGTTGGCAATGAGCTTATATTCAAGTGCCAGGGGCAATTCGCTTCTGCTGAAATTCACCGTGCCGAATCCGACGGCGCAATGGGCTTCATTTTGAAGCAGGATTCGTCTAAGATCATCCAGGGCGAGTTTTCTCTAAAGAACCTCGGCTACTTCATCAAGTGTACCAATTTATGCTCACAAATTGAAATCTACTTGGAGAACGATTTGCCGTTGGTTGTGAAGTACGATGTAGCGAGTTTGGGCAGCATTCGATTATGCCTCGCCGCCCTTCCTTCAACTTAATCTTATTACCATTTATCGTAACAAAATATTTAATTAATAATATTTGCTATTTTTCATTATATTTGATATTAAAAATACTAAATAAATAAATTATTTATACTAATATAGTATTATAATGTTAACTAATCTAGGCAGAAATCGTTGTTGTGATATTCCGAATCCATTGAAGGGACTAAAAGGCGAACAAGGTTCCGGTGGTCAATTCGGACCGATTGGAACCGATGGACCAACTGGACCAACAGGAATTACTGGTCCAACCGGGCTTTGTTACAGAGGCCCAAAAGGACAGATTGGTCCAAAAGGACCTACTGATGGTATTACAGGACCGACTGGAACACCTGGATCATATATTGTCAATTACAATACATATTTTACAACAACCAGTTCTAGTACAACATATAATTCTACTTTCACGAATGTATCTAACACAGTTACAGCGGGAAGCGCAAATATTACATTACCTCTTGGCGAGCAAAAATGGGCAATAAGCTGGAACATTGTGGAAAACTGGAATGACACGAATAACCAATTCTATGTCCGGCTAGAGAATTTTTATTATCCTGGCACATATTTTGAACCAGCAACTTTTACAGATGCTCATCCGTATTATTTGTATTCAGGAAATAGCGGCAGTAAAATGTATGGTTCGGGCAATGACTATTTAGATTTAACAAGTAGTCAAGAGGTTGATTATGTTGTACAATTAATGCAAAAAACTACATCAGGAACTCCAGTAACATTTAGCGGACTAACATTCAGTATTACATTTACACAAATACTATAAGAGTAAAATGGTTATTATTAAATTGAATATAAGTTTATATTATTTTAAAAATGTTTATAAATAATATAACAGATGTCAGGTTATTCTAACACATATTCCCAATATTATATTAAAAACAATTGTTGCGATATTAAGACAAAGGGTGTTCAAGGCGATCAAGGTGAACCTGGTATAACAGGACCTACAGGACCAGTTGGTTTACGTGGTCAAACAGGCCCTCTGGGTCCTCAAGGGCCTCAAGGTGCTTGCTGTGTAGGACCTACGGGCGCAACTGGTCCCACTGGAGCCGCTGGTGGCCTACAAGGCGCGACGGGACCTGCCGGTAATGGGACTAATTTAAATGTTTTTGGGACTTTTGATACAACAATTCCAAATCCTATTGGGCTCATAGATACTACAGGTTCAATTACATTGCCTGTTACTAATAGAAGCTGGTCTGTTGCTTGGTCTATTCAAGAAAATATTGGAATATCCAATAGTAATTTTTATTTACGATTCAAACATCTTTTGTCTTATGAAGATCCATATGTATTTAATGTGTCTAATAATTTCTATTTGAATTCTGGTTCTAATATTACTTGTGGTACTGGAAATGATATAGTGTATTTATTACACGACACATATATAATAGAATTATATCAAGGAGCTGATATTGTAACTTCGGGTGTTACCGGTCATTATTCTATTACATTAACTTTGTTGCCTTAAAAATTATATTTTTATAATATTTGAAATAAAAATGTTATAAAAATTATTTACTAATATAGTAATATATAATGTCAAGTTACACAAATTATTTAGGCGCTAGACGTTGTTGTGAAAATAAACTTGTCGGGCCTCAGGGACCTAAGGGTGATCAAGGAAATGGTGGCCCAATTGGACCTGCGGGCGTCACTGGTTCCACAGGATATACAGGGGGTCGTGGTCCGACTGGATGTAAAGGTAATACTGGTGGAAGTGGAGCAACAGGACCTACTGGTCCTCTAGGTGGTCCTACAGGACCTACAGGTCTTAATGGTACTGGTGATACTGGACCTACTGGTCTTAATGGCACTGGTGATACTGGACCTACAGGACCAACAGGTGCTACAGGACCTACAGGTCTTAATGGCACTGGTGATACTGGACCTACAGGTCTTAATGGCACTGGTGATACTGGACCTACAGGTCTTAATGGCACTGGTGATACTGGACCTACAGGTCTTAATGGCACTGGTGATACTGGACCTACAGGTTCTCAAGGTGCTACAGGTTCCACAGGTTCTACAGGTGCTACAGGTGCTACTGGTGCTACAGGTGCTACTGGTTCCACGGGTGCTACAGGAGCTACGGGTGCTACAGGTGCTACAGGTGCTACTGGTTCCACGGGTTCCACAGGTATGACAGGCGCTACAGGTGCCACTGGTCAAATAGGACCAAGTTCAACTTTTTATTTAGATTATCAGATAATACCGCTTTTAAATTTTACAGTAGACCGATTACCAATATTATATTATTCATATGCTATTACCACAAACTCGTGTATTAATGTATTTTCTGCTGCCGGCTGCGGCAAAAATAGTTATACTTACATGTTATATGAATGTTCTGAAGATACCGACAATGGGCTTGTTTGTCCTACATCGTTCGCAACTCACTTATTACCTAAAGTATGTGAAAATCAAGAGATTGGTCTGAAGCTCGGATTTTGCTCGCAAACAGTAGATGAGGTTCTTGTTCAAAAGCGCTATATGTGCGCTATTACTGACGGACCACCCAATCCAACCGAGGATGCGTATATTGAATGGCATTGGTACGGTAGTTACATAAGTCCAGATGTCGAAAAAATATACGTTACCGGAAAATTTATATTTGTAGCAAGTGCCGCTTATATTGCAAGTCAATACGCTGCGAATGGTTATGGAGGTGTTAGTAGTTCTGGAATAGGAATGTTTAATCCATCAAATCATAACCCATAATAATAAAATGTGAAAAATTAATAAATAAAAATTTTATTTCTCTTTTACAACAAAGTATAAAATTTAATTTCAAAATCATATTTGTCAGGTTCTTTATAAGATATTATTTCCTTCACATTTTTATGAAATAATAGAAAAAAATCATCCATAGAATTTTGTTGAAATAGTGAAACCAAATTAATATTATATGTAGCGTTAATTAATGAAATATAATCATTTTTTGTATATCTATCAATAATAAATTTAGTCGTGTATATATCTGGTTCATAGCTAAAGTGTTTCTGTGGTCTAAGAGTTGTATTAACATTTTTATGATAATCACAAAAAAATTGTATTAGATTTGTTTTAGAACTAACTGCTAAATCGGTGTTATATTTTGATATAAAGGTGTCTTTATTTCCGCTACAAGAAGAGCAAATAATACCTAAATTAGTTGTAATTTTTTTAATAAAATTTTTAGTCCTTAACTTTTCATCTTCTGTTGGTTCATCTGGATACATTATAGAAAATGAATGAAAAATATGCCAAGCTATATGCTGGATTTTAGTTTTTAAAAACATACCCAATGTAAAATTTTTAATATTTTGTTTGTAAAAACTATTATTATTATTTGACAATTGTATTAAATCATCCTCAATAAGTGAAAAACTTGTATTAGAATTATTAATTTCTTCCATATAATATGTTTAATTATTTTTCTTTGCTTTTCACGATGACCTTAAAATAGTATCAAAACAATTACAACAAAAAACAGATCAAGGACGAGGAAAAAATAATATGCCTACTATAACTTTAAAATAATTTTATAATAATTTTAATTTAAAACAAATATAAAATTATTTACTAATATAGTAATATATAATGTCAAGTTATTCAAATTATTTAGACGCCAGACGTTGTTGTAATAGTAAAGTTGGCGGGCCTGATGGCAAACAAGGACCACCAGGGGTTATTGGGCCTACAGGCTACACAGGCGCCGAAGGTATGACAGGGCCTAGTGGCGGACCTACAGGTTTTACAGGACCTACAGGTTTTACAGGACATACGGGTCCAACAGGTCCGAGTCAATGGAATAATAGTGCTTACACCGGCGCAACAGGTCCAGGATATACAGGCATTGGCTACACGGGTGATGTAATGGTTTTTGGCAAGTTATTTGTTGAAGGTGGTATTGATCCTACTTATTTAGCATTGGAACCACAAGCTTCAGGTCCAACCGGATTTACAAATCCTTTATGGTTAGATAATAGTGGCAATTTACGTTCAGAAAAAATTAAATTAGAAAACGCAACCGATTCTCTAACTCTCTCAGCTTCAAGTATAGAGAAAATTGGAGCAACAATATTTGATATCAAATCTTACGACGAGATGAAAATAACTTCTACTGCTGGTATTGTTAATATTTTAGCACCAGCAAACGAAATTAATATTAACGCATCAGCGTTAATGAATATTTCTGCTTCACAGATGGATATTTTATCAACTAATACTTACATAAATCTTACATCTAACGACGGAATGACATTATCAACTACTAATGGTGATATTAATTTGAACGGTACTACTGGTGCTATTAATTTAACTTCTGGTCTTGGAATGGAATTAACTTCTGGACAACAACTCAATATTACTTCTAACCTCGCTGGTGTTGGAATAACGGCGGAAACCGCTGTTGGTATTACTTCTGTTACTTCTACCGTTGATATAATTTCTGCTTCTTTAATGACTATAACTGGTAACGACGGACTTACTATGACTGCGAATAATAATCCTATGACTTTGAGTTGTGTTGGTGCTAATATTTCTATGACTGCGAGTGACGATATTGGTTTGACTACGGCAACTGACGCTATAAGTTTAAGTGCTGGTTTAGGTATTAATTTGAACGCAAAAAATATAACTACGGATGCTGAGGATACTGGTGGAACAAAATATTGGATGCCGTTTAACCTTACAAATGGATATACACATAGTTATACCTACACCAACATAAATAATTGGGAAATGGTGAAATCTAATGCTATGACATTACCAGTTCAGATTTTTGCGGCTGCTCCAGCACCTTATAGAGTTTGGAAAATGGACTTTGCTATTAATCAATATAATATGATAAGTGGTTCAAGAGATAAAAAATTTGCTATGTATGTTGAAATACTTGATAGTATTGGAACTTCTTTTACTGGAACTCTTTTTAATCTCAGTACCCCTTATACTATTTACAAAAATCAAAGTGATTATAATAATCTTTTTCCAATTGAAAACTATATATTAACTGATTATATTGATTTTACAGGTTGTCTTGGTGGTTCTTCTACTATTAACTTTTGGAGGTATGGTAGTGATACCACAGCTTGTGATTTCAATTGGGTATTAACTTTATCTCCAACAAATATAGTTTAAAATATACTTTTCTATAACTTCGTGAAATACGCATATAAATATTAGCAAAAGCAGAATTAATAATATAAAAAATTAATAATATAAATATTATATAATAATAAATGGCATTTACAAGATTT